CAGGACGGGTGCGCTCAGTTATCCGCAGCTTGAAGCGCGCCGCCGCATTGCCATTGCGCTCGCCACCCGCAACCGGCCCTACCCGAAGACCATTGGCGAGGGCCTGACGGCGCTGGGTGAGGGGCTTGGCGAAGGCTACATGAACCGAGGCCTTGAACGGGCCGAGATGGCGCAGCAGGGCCGGGACACCGCTGCAACAAGACAACTGATGGGCGGTGCCGCGCCATCGCCGGCTGGCCGTGTTTCGGAAGCTCCTGCTGAAGCTGCGGTTGAGACAGCGACAGCAGACGGGCAGCCGCTCACAACAGAGCAGGCGTCGCAGCAGCCAAGCATGCCGATCGAGGAGTGGATGCAGCGTGTGGCCCGCAACGAAAGCGGTATGCGAAAGGACGCCTACACACTCGTCGGCGAACGCTCACGCCGCGGCGACTATCCCTACGGCAAGTATCAGGTGATGGGCGAGAACATCCCGAATTGGACGCAGGCTTATCTGGGCAAGAAAATGACGCCGGATGAATTTCTTGCCAACCCCGACGCGCAGGACCAGGTGGCACGCGCTCGAGGCGGCGAGTACCTCACCAAGTATGGCCCCGATGGCGCAGCCAGGGCGTGGTTTGCCGGCGAGAAGGGGATGAACGATCCCAATCGCAAGGACACGCTAGGCACGCACGTCGCCGAGTATTCCCGGCGTTTCAATATCCCGCTGGTGTCGCGCGAGCAGGTAGTGGCATCAGCAATGCGCAAGCCTCGACCGCCAGAGGTTCTGGGCGAGGGCGAGTTCAACCGTATGGACGCTGCGGCACCGGACGCCGGGCAGGCTATGGCCTACGCGCCGGAAGGTGCCGGCGAACAGGGCGAGCCGCCAGTGCAACTTGCGTCCCTTGGTGGCGGTGCGCCACCTCCAGGGCGTGAGGCAGTCGCCGCAGCAGTGGCTCAACAGCAAGGCGTAGTGCCACCGCAGCAAGTCGCGGCAGGACCGGCTCCACTGCCTCAGGCTCAGCCCGCGGTGCCGCCGGCACTTCAGAGGCCGGCGGTAGACCCGCAGCCGGTAGCTCCTGGCCCCAAGCCTGAATTGCGGACGTTCATCGAAGGCAATCCGGCGCTGAGACAGCAGATGGACACGGCCAGAGGAATTGCGCTCAATCCCAGGTTCAGTCCAACGGTCCAAGAGGCGGCAAAGGCGCGTTACAAGGAACTAGAAGCGCGGGCTAACGACGCTTTCGCAAAGGAATGGACGATCTGGCACGAACGCACGAAAGTACAGGAAGCGTTCGATCTAAATGCGCGTGAGCGGCAGATCAAAGAAGAGACGCACCAAAAAGATCGGCAGGGGCTAGTCACTGGCGCAGCCACGCCGCAGCAAGTCGATCCGCGTATTCTAGGAACGCCGCAAAGCCCGCAACGCACCGGCATTCCTTCGCCTGATCCTAAACCGGAAGGTGTCAGTCAGGCGCAATGGTCCGATCAGCAGAAAACCAAGTTGTCCGAAATCAATGCCGCCGTGGACAAGGGCGCGCAGTCGCTACAGCAGTCGCTTGAGTTGATCAATCTCGCCAGGAAACACCCTGGCCGCGAGTGGGGCCTTGGCGGGCCAGGATCTTATCTCCGAGAAAGCCCGTGGGCGGGAGACGCCTACGCCTTCGGCACCATCAACAAACAAATCACCGGCAAGAATTTCTTGGCCGGCTACGAGACACTCAAGGGCGCAGGCGCGATCGGCGAGAAGGAAGGCGCAAAGGCCGAGCAGGCGCAGGCCAACATCGATCCCAATATGAAGAAAGAGCATTACGACGCCGCCCTGCAGCGGCTGGAAGACACCCTGCGCAACAACGTCGAGATCGCGCAGCGCAAGGCCAACCGGCCTGTGACGGCATGGGGCAACGGCCCCAACGATCCGCCAGCGCCTGACATTGGTCAGCCCGGCACCCGTGGCGGCAGGCCGGTGGTCTATATCGGCGGCGACCCCGCCAAAGACACCTCCTACAAGGAGGTCAGATGACAGACTTTGACATCTACGGCAGCAAGCAAAGCGCAGAGCCGCAGGCGCCACTGGCTCGCATGGTCGCCGGTCTGCCGGTCCAGGGCGAGCATGATGTTGGCTATGTCGAAGATACCATCAAGGGCGCTATCGGCGGCCTGGGGCGCGGCCTTACCGGCCTCGCCGGCTTGCCGGGAACGGCGCAAGACTTGGTGCGGGGTGGCATCGACTACTTTCTGCCGCCATCGCAGAAGCAGCTTGAGGCGCGGCAGCAAGCGCCAAACCTTCTGCCGTCAGGCCCTACGGTACAGTCCGCCCTGGAGAAGAACGTCACCGGGCCGCTCTACGAACCCAAGACCCTGCCGGGGCAGTATGCCTCGACCATTGGCGAGTTTGCGCCGGGGGCATTAATCCCCGGCAGCACCGCCGCCAGGATAGCCAACACAGCCATCCCCGGCGTCTTGTCGGAATCCGCCGGGCAACTCACCAAAGGCACACCGGCAGAGCCGTGGGCGCGTGGCATTGCCGGCGTTGGTGGCGGCGTTGGCGTAGCCAAACTGATCACGCCAGCGGCCCCAGCCTCCGCCGCGCGACAGGCGGCTGTCGGTGTGTTGGAGCGCGAGGGAATCCCGCTCACCGCAGGACAGAGAACTGGGTCTAAACCTGTCCAGTGGGCAGAGAGTGTCGCCGCCGACATGCCTGGATCGGCGGGCCGCGCCGCGGAGATGAATGCGGCGCAGAGAAATGCGTTGGACCGCACGCTGACTGACAGGACGTTTGATCGCGCGGAACTGACGCGGCGCGGCATTCCTCCAGAAGCCAACTTGCCAGACCCCAGCGTGGCCGTGGCTGGCGGCAAGTCTTTGTCCGACAAGTACAATCAGATATTTGCTGGTTACGATCTGCCGTCCGACAGTAGGCTGGTCAACGGCATTTACGGAAGGGTTGCAAAATACGAAAACGACGCCCTGACGCCAACAAAAGAAATTGCCCGCATGCGGGACAAGATCACCGACACGCTGCTGAAGGGCCAAGGCAGCATGACGGGGGCGGAGTATCAGGGCTTCCGGTCGCAGCTTGGCAGTGCCGCCAAGGACACGGTTGGCGACACGGCAAAGCGAGCCGCACTGAGCGGCATGAAGCGCGACCTCGACGCCGCAATGGAGCGCAACTTGCCAACCAGCGTGGCGGAGCAGTTGAAAGAGAACAATCGCCGCTACTCCAACATGAAGACGTTGGAGGGCGCAGTAGCCAAGGCCGACGAAAACCTTTCGCCACAGGCGGTGGCGCAGGCGGTGCGATCGCGGCGGGCAGCCGACTACTCAAAGCGGCAGGGCAACCTCGATGAACTGGCGCACGCGGCCAACATGGTCATTAAGCCGTTGCCTCAATCCGGCACTGGGCCGCGCACAGCAATGCAAAATCTATTTAACTTTCCAACCATGCTGGCGTCTGGCGGCGGTGGCACCATAGGCGGCATTGTTGGCGGCGTTCCTGGCGCGGCGATTGGGATGGGGTTGCCATTAGCAGCGTCTCGCGCGGTCCTCTCCAGACCCGGGCAGGCGTATCTGGGCAATCAACTCTTGCCGCAGCGCGGGCGCGATGTTGTGGCGCAGACGCTTGCCCAGAAAGCTGTCTCGCAACCAAGCATCATCGACCGAAATGAGCGCGAGCGCAGAGCCTACGAAGAAAAGCGGAAGAACAGGTGACCCATGCCCCAGGACGGTTCAAACAACTATCAATACCCGCCCGGCACGCCCGGCATTCCCGACACCACCATCGAGTCGGAGGCATACAACACGTTCCTTGATGATCTCGTCCTCAATGATCTCAACATCCCGCGCCCTGTGCATCGTGGCGGCACTGGTGCCAGCACCGCCGACGCTGCTCTCGTAAACCTCAAGGCCGAGAAGGCCGAGCAGGTCGTAACGGCATATCTGTCGCACCTCTGGATGCCTGGATCGTTCAGATCAGCAGTTGGTGCCACCGACGCGCCGGTTGCTGGGCATGCGTTCGCCGGCATCTGCTACATCAACGAGCCGCTGGTTTCGCCGCTAACTAACGCCAACGTGACGGTGGAAGCGCGCGACATGACTGACGGCAAGCTGCACGTCCGGCAGAAGACTGCCGGTGTGTGGGGCGCGTGGGTTGCGCAGGCAGGTGGGGTTGCCGATCTCGACACCGCCTATGTCAACGTGACTGGCGACACGATGACGGGCGCGCTGGTTTTACCGGGCAACGCAGTTGGTGCGCTTGAAGCCGCTCCGCTACAGCAAGTTGTGGCTAAAGCCGGCGACACCATGACGGGATCGCTGATACTGCCGGGTGATCCTGTAATTGCGCTGCACGCCGCACCCAAGCAATACGTCGATGCTCGCGCCATGGACGCAATGGCCGACAGCGGGATGCAGATCAACGGCAGCATGGATGTCAGTCAGGAGCGTGGGCTTAACGTCGATAGCTTTGGCGGTTATCAGTGTGACGTGTGGCAGTTATCATATGTCGGCACGATGACTGTGAATGGAAAACAGGTTTTAGGAGGAAGCATTTGGCCGGGGTTTGCTAATGTTTTGGCTTTAAATTGTGTGACAGCACAAGCTTCTCTTGGTGCTGGCGACTTCGCAGCAATTTATCAATCACTCGAAGGTTATCGCACGGCGCGTTTAGGTTGGGGTACAACTAGTGCAAAGCCGATTACCATCGCATTCTGGACGTCGCACACTCAAACCGGATTGTTCAGTGGTGGTGTACGTAACGGGGCAAGCAATCGGACTTACGTCTTTACCTACACCCAGGCTGCTTCCAATGTGCCGCAATACAATGTTGTTACTATACCCGGTTGTCAGGACAGCACTTGGACGGTTGATAATTCGGTAGGTGTGCGCCTTACGTTTTCTCTTGGCTCAGGTAGTACCCTTACAGCACCGTCCACGAACGCTTGGTTAGCTGGGTCGTATCATGCTGCACCCGGTCAGGTAAATGTCGTCGCTACATCTGGTAATTTCTTCCGTATAACTGGCGTCGTCGTTCTCCCCGGCTCCCAAGCACCAACCGCCGCGCAGTCACCGCTGATCATGCGGCCATATGATCAAGAGTTGGCGACGTGCCAGCGATATTGGCACAAGGTTAGCCATGTCGTGGTCAACTCATATCACGGTGCCGGTGGAACTATAAATGGTTCTTTCACATACCTGAGAGAAATGCGGGCTGTTCCGACAATTGCATTGTCGCCGGTTACATTTTCTAACGTGACGGGGCTAACCCTTGGTTATTCTTCAACGACCTCCGCTGTTTTGCAAACAGTAATAATCGCGACAGGCTACGGTAATATTATTGCTGGCGCGACAATGGATGCGAGGCTGTGATGGCTGAATATCAACTCACCGCAACCGACATTGTCATCCGCACCGAGGACGGCGCGTATATCCCCGCCGATCCGGCCAACCGCGACCGCGCGCAATACCAAGAATGGCTCGCCGCCGGCAACACGCCAGACCCCGCTGCACAGCCACCGCCAGTCGTTACGACGGTTGATGCCAACATGCGGCTCGACGCCGGCATCAACGCGGCGCTGGTGGCGGCAGACGACGTGCGCGACAGCCTGCACGCCATAACGGGCGGGTTCAACGCCGCCAACTTCCAGCAGTTTCTGTTACAGGCGAAGATACTGGCCGACGCGTTCGTCGCCATGCTGGAGGCGCAGCAAGTACAACCGTCGCAGCCGCCATGACAACCAGCGCACTGTCATGGGTTAAGGAGAATTATTTTCTGGGCGGCCTGTTCATCGCCCTGTTCAGTGTGACGGCCTACGTTGTCCGACTTGAGACGCGCGTTGCAACTCTTGAAACAAGGGGCAGCCCGCACCTTGCAGTGATCGATAACCGACTGACGGTATTGGAAAGCACCACCAACGAAAACAAGCGACGGCTGGATAACGTGATCAACATCATGACCAAGGAACTGCACATATCGCCATCGAGGTGACCGCCATGATTGGAACGCTCATATCTATCGTACTGCTGCTGATCGTGCTGGGCGTGATCATCTGGGCCATCCAAGCCCTGCTCCCGCTGGTTCCGCTACCCGCGCCCTTCCACACCGTGATAAATGTTCTCATCACCGTCATTGTGGTGTTGGTGGTGGTCTACATCATCGCCGGGCTGCTTGGCGTGGTTCACCCACTGAGGCTGTGATGGGCCACAACTATTTCGTCTACGCCGCGTGCCTGGGCGTTATCTTGATCGCCGTCGCCTTCCTGCTATCCGGCTGTATCGTGACGACTATCGCCGAGCGCCCGCCGTACTACACGCGCTACGAGGTTGATGCCATCACTGCCGAGAACAACTGCCGGGCGCTCGCTCGCAACATGCTACAGATGGAACGCTGTGCCACGCGACGATAGATATAAGTTGACGGCCCTTCTCGACCGACTGGCAGGACGCGACGAGGCTGGTATCATTCCGCAAGACACAAGTGCCGGCATCGACCGGACGCCAAAGGACTGGTGGACTATGGCCAAGCAGCCGCAGGATGTTTTTCACCTACCGGACGACAGTGCGGCTCCCGAGCCAAAGCCGGTCGTCAAGGTCACGCTCAACGTGCCGGAAGGCGTCGAGCTGGAGCTGACCATCAATGGCGACGATGTCTTCCTGGGCGCCAGCGACCACGAATGACGTGGCGCGATCTGGTCATAACGCTGATCGCAACTGCACTCGTTGGAGCGTTCGTCCTGGCACTCGCAATTATCGTTTCTTTGTAAGTTCACTTGAACACGAAGCTGCCCGGTATGCGCGGACTCTTGATCGCCTCTGCACTATCCCGTCGCAGGCGCGGCTTCATGGCGTGCTTGCGATAGTGTTCGACCCTATCGCGCCATTCTTCCGGGGCTGGCAAGTCTGGGATGGGCGTTATGGTGTCGAGCCGAGGCGCCGGGAGTGGCGTTAGCTGGCACCGAAAACCGTCAATGCGGTTATACACAGCCTGTAAGCGGGCGACCTCGTCTGTGCGAAATTTATCTTCCGCTGCGGCAAACTCCGGTGTTCCCTGCGGCAGATCGAGCAGCACTGCGCCGCTCGGCGACACCTCCGCCAGTTCCCGCTTGGCAAGCTGGGCGGCCTGCCGGCAGACCTCGCAGGCGCAGGGGTTGAGCGCCAGGATCGACAGCTTGGTTTCCAGGTCTAGCAGTTGGGTCATCGCAGCCACCCCGTAGCGGGAATAACCATTGGCAGCGCCCTCGGCTGCTTGTCGAAATGTGTCCCATCCCAGCGATCCTGGAACGCCAACGGCTGTCGCTGACCATCCTGCACTACATCAATTGTCGCCAGGTTTGGGACAGCAGGCACCCGGTCATGGAATTTCTTGATCGACTGCGGCGGCGGCGGCTGTGGTGTTGGTTCCAGAGCGACTGCGCTGAGAAAAGTAACTGACAGCAAAAGGCAGGCAGCAAGGATAACATCCGCAAGTTTTCTGAGTGGGCCAAATGTTATCCTTGGAACAAACAGACATTCCCGCACGTCTGGCGCACACTCAGCCGTGCCTGCCAGTGCCACTTGTTGCCGCTCTGTGCCGGATGGAACTTCAAAAACCCCAGTAAAATGGTGGGCGCTGAAGGGATCGAACCTTCGACCTCTCCCGTGTGAAGGGACTGCCTGGTTTTTGTTTTTCATGGGGTTAGCTCGCGTTCCTTTTCTGTCGCCCGTCTGGCGCACGTTTCGGTGTCGGCAGCTCGGCGGCGCGGCGGGCCTCCGCGGTGGGCTCGCTGTGGCTGTAACGCTCGACTGAGGCCATGTCGGCCCACGCGCCAGTCCTGGTGAGCCCCAAGGCGTCCAGGCCGCCATACAACCGCATCCACGTTGCATACGTATGCCGGAAGGCGTGGAAGGCCGTCCGGTGCGGTAAAACGACTCCAGCGGCCTCGCAGGCCATGTCAAGCATGTCCCGCAGCCGTCCGCTGTTGTGGAACCGAAACAGCCTGCCGCGCCTGTCCATGCCGCGGGGGTGGTTGGCGAGCGCAGCCACAAGGACGGGCGGCAGATAGACGGCGCGGGGCTCGCCCGTCTTGGTGTCGGGGATATAGGCGAACTCGCGGTGCAGCTCGACTTGCTCGCACTGCAAGCCGAGCCCCTCGGACAGCCGCAGGCCGGTGTAGTTCAGAGCTAAGCAAAGCAGCCCAAACTCGGGATCGATCCTGGTGGCTGACTCGATCAGCGCAAACGCCTGTTCCGGCTTGAGCCAGAACGTGCGCTTGTTGCCGCGCCAGCCCTTGGGGCGCCGGATCTTGCGATCCTGCCCGACGTGCTTCAGGACGGCCGAGACGGGCGTATAAACTTGGCGGTTGCGCGTCGAGGCCGGCGCCGCCGGGTACAGCTCGTTGGCCAGCGTGTCTATCGCGATCTGATCTATGTTGTGCAAGAGCTTGTCTTTCCACCGGGTTATGATCGGATCGAGGTACTGGCGCTCGCCGCCAGCGTCCATGTACGCGACGGCCGCGGCGATGAAATAGTCGGGCTCACTTACGGGTTCCGGGCGTTTGGAAAACTCACCACGTTCGGCTTGCCTTTTCCATGTGGCGAAGATCGCTTGGGCCGCCCGGCGCTCAGCAGTGCCTGTGCTCTTGTCCAGTGCAATGCCAAGGTATTTGCCCCGGACGAACCAGTAGGGCGAGCGGCCTTCGCGCGGGGGGGTGAGCTTCCAGGGCATGGCAGTGCCTCGATCAGGCGGTTGATGTCCTCACGCGAAAACAGCTTCCTGCGGCCGAACGTCCGATAGTAGGGGTGAACGCGCAGGAAGTCCTGCAAGGAACGGCGGCTTATCCGCAGTTCGCTCGCCGCCTCGTCCATTGTGAATAACGCTGTCATTTCCGGCACCGCCAGCGTGGACCGTCGTACACCCGGCGCATGTTGTGTTTGGCACATATGTCGCCTGAGACAGCCGCGACTTTGCGCCTCGGCAGCGGCGCGGCTGCCACTGGCTCAGTGGACAACGCCATCATCAGCGGATCTCGCTCGACGGGCCTGATGCTTTCAGTCTGCACCAGCCTCGGCTTGTTCAGAGCTTCTAGCCGCGCCGACATCATTGCCAGCGTGCCGATGTCTTCGCGCCAAACGTCTTCCTGAAACGGCTTGTCCCGAAACTGATGCGTCGGCACCGGGCCACGGCCCAGCGCGATCGTGGCCGCGATCGTCGCCATGACGGCGCCACCGATCAGCACGCTGCGGGCTGTTGGCCTCACCTGTCGCGCTCCAGATGCTCGATGCGCCGCAGGATCCAGCGGACCACCGGCACCGCCATGCTATTGCCGAGCGCGCGATAGCGCGGGCCATCGGCGGCAGGCTTGCCGCGATAGGTGATCAGCGTGTAGTCGTCGGGGAAGCCCTGGAGGCGCGAACATTCTTTCGGGGTAAGTCGGCGTACCGCGCTGGTGGCCATCACATGCGCCTTGTCGCCGCCGCCTTGGCTGGCCCGCAGCGCTGATGGCAACTCCGATATCTCGGCAGTCGAGCCGCCCTCGCGACCGCGCAGCGCAATGGCGACCGCCTGATAGCCCTGCCCCGGCTTGCCGCCTGTGCTGTTCAAGCTGTTGGCTTGCTCGCTGACCCGCACCTCGCCGCGCTGGGTTTCCATGAAGGCGACCGCGACATGGACATCTGTCTCCTTGGCCGCATTGATCGTGCCGGGGCCGGGGCCGGTGCCGGTGACATCGTAGGCCTGCACCACGTTATGCAGCCTGAAATTGTTTTTTCCTTCGTGACTGTAGGTCTTGCCCTCGTTGGCCGTGATCGGATCGGCGACGATCAGGTGGCCCTTCTTGGTGTCGCTGTCGGCCCCCTTGGCATCGCGTTCCTGCAGCGCCCATGCGATGTCGGGGGTGTCCTGCGCGGTGATCAGTCCGCCGTTGATGTCATGGTCGGTGCCGAGCCCGCCGCCTGCGCTAGTGCGTGCGCTAATTGTCGGGGTAATTCTTTGCCTCTCTTTGCGGCGCGGCGGATGATGCCCGCGCACGCCCTCGGGCTCAAGTAATACCGCCGCGGGACGTCGCCAGTCGGCTCCAAGATGTCCGACAACGAACACGCGCTCGCGCCGCTGCGCCACTCCGAAGAACTGAGCGTCCAGCACTGACCACGCGCAACAATACCCGAGCTCATCCACTGTTCGCAGGAAAAGCCCGAAGTCGGATCCGCCGGCGCTCGACATAAGACCGGGCACGTTCTCGAAAACGAACCAACGGGGCTTAAGTCGGTCAACAATTCCCAGGGCGACGAGGGCCAGGTTGCCGCGCGGATCATCCAGCCCGAGGCGTCGTCCCGCGACCGAAAAGGACTGGCAGGGGGATCCGAAAACAATGACATCTGGCTTGGCGATGGCCGCCGCTCGCTCTGTGAAGTCATGGGCGGCAACGTCTCCGAGGTTGACACTATGCGGGTGCCGTTGCGCAAGGACCGCGCAGGCGAACTTGTCGATCTCGGCGCACCAGCGCCAGTCCCAGTGAGGCATGGCCTCTTCCGGCGCACCGATCCCCGAGAATAGCGTCGCCGCCAACATCATTCACTGTCCTTGATGACCGGCGCGCTCTCGATGTCATGCTCGCGCAGCACCGCCGCGATCAGCGTGCAGATGGTTTTCCATTTCTCGGCCTCGGCGATCTTTTGATCGCGCATCAGGAAAGCTGACTGCATCCGGGACTCGTTGTCGTTCATGATCGCCGCAGATGCCTCGGCGGCCACCTTGTGCGCGGCAATGTCTGACTTCAGTTGCCAGACCTGTTTCTTGAATTCGTCGCGCTCGGTGATGACATCGTGGTTCTGCTTGACCGCCGATCTAACGACGGCCTCGTAGTCGTCGGGCAGATGCTCTTGGCCGTTCGTCTTGCCGAGTTCGTTCATTGGCCGCTCCCTTGGGTTGAAACACTGGGGTGGCGAAGGGCGAAAACCAACGCCAACCCCAGGCTCGCGGCGCGCATGGAAAGGGTATCGACCCTAACGACGCGCCGTTGAGTGCTTAAGCCTGCCTGCGGCGCCGACGAGCGAACGCGATCAAGCCACCACAAGCCGCGATCAGGCCCGGCAGGCCGGCACCAGCGATCGGGCCGGGCACCGCAACTTGCGCGTTGGGGTTGATGAAGAAGCTATCCGGACCGTCGTTCGCACCCGAGATGCGTGCGAAAAAGATGATCTGGTCACCCAACGCGATGTCGCCGCGGTTGATGTCAAACCCGCTCAAGGTCCAGTCAGGATAGCCGGTGCCGTTGTTGGCGTTCGCCAACAGCGTGCCACCCGGCCCCGGCGAGAACACCGCCAACACCGTGTGCTGCGTCAGGTTCAAGAACCAGAAGCTTTCCAAGGTCTGCGGAGTGTTGGTGTCGTTTACGTCGATGCCAACCGTGAAGTCGGTGCGGCCAAGCAGGGCCAGCTTGAAGGCGGTGCCGTCGCCGATGTTGTAGCCCGCACCGATCTGATCGATGGCGAGGCCACTGCTCTGCCCACCGTTCGGAACGACGGAGGTAGAGAAGAACGACACGTTGGTTTCGTTGCCGGTATTGCCGAACAGGTTGTAGCCGAAATTATCCGGTTGGTGGGTTTGGTTTTTGCCGCAGATGATACAGGGAATATTGTCAACTTGATTCCCAGCCGGGACTGTCGGCGACAGTATCAATGTGCTGGCATTGTCGATGTTCCAGTCTCTCGGCCCGTTAGCGTCAAACCCGAGCGTGACGGTGGCCGCACTTGCTGGCAGCGCGAGCGCCACCAGTGCAGCAGTAGCAAGCAGTAGCTTTCTCATGGTAGTCGTTCCCTCTGGTTAAACTTCACTTCGTACGCACTCACCGTTCACGACTCGCATACACTGGCGAGCCATCAAATTTACGCCACGCGCGCAGGCTGCGCTTCTTTCGGATGCCCATGTTGCGCTCGCGGATGCGGCGGCCCTTGGCTATCCGAGGAACGTCGTCTTTCCCGGTTTTTTCCTTGTGGCACGGGACGCAAAGCACCTTGCAGTTTTCCAACACCGGCTCGCCGCCCAGATCATCCGCCAGTTCGTGATCGTAATGCACCAGCTTGACGCGCAAGTCCGCCCCACAGGCCTCGCAGTGACCGCCCGCTCTGATGTACGCGGCGATCTTTACCTTTTTGCTGAACTCGCGGCGGCTCATTTGGTTATGGCCGGTAGTCCAGCATGTTCAGGAACAGGAGGAGGAAGCAAAATAAGCCTATTGCGAGGAGATATCCGTGCATCAGCATCCCTCCGTTGCCGTCACTTTGACGACGGCGCGCTTGATCTCCAGCACGGCATGCAGCTCGCGCTCGATCTGCGCCTCGGGCAATTGCAACGCCCGTGCCATGTCAACGGTGTCGAGGCGCTCAGTCCACATGCCGCGGATGCGTTGACGCAATTCCTTGCGCTCGTGATAGGGGATCATGCCGCCACCCGCTCGTCATGCAGCTTGACGCCATGCTGCGCGGCGAAGGACTCGATCAGCGTCAGCAGATCGGCCATTTCAGACTTGGACAGATCGGACGAGGACCGGCCCAGGTTAACGAAGCCCGAGCCCTCAAGGTTTGGCACGATCCGCAGCTCGCGGTTGAGGCCGTCCATGAAAATGAGCTTCCAGTCGGCGGCTTTCAGTTTCACGCCGTGCCAAGGCAGTTGCTCGGCAATGTCGGTAAGACTGGCCCAGAGCTTGTCGTTCTGCGGCAACGATCGTCGCGAAGACTTGAACTCAATGCGCGTTCCGTCTGGTGCCTTCTGACACCAATTGACAGCGCGCAGCCTGTCCTCGTTCCCCCGCAATACGATCGTTGCCCGGCTCACGCGGCGCTCCTCTTCAGCGCCTCGCTGGCGACCTCGATGTTGGTGACGATCCTGTCGTGTATTTTCGGGGCGTCGATCGCGACGTTATCAAGCCGCGTGCAGTTGACATCCATCCACGCTTTGATCTCGGCGTCGGTCTTGGCTGCCTTGATCGCGGCGACAAACTTCGCCCCCCAGCGCATGTCGTCCGGTTCAACGATCTGGTGCGGTGTTACTTCGCCGGTTTCGGGGTGGACGGGCGGCTCGACGGCAACCGGCTTTTTGGGCGCGGAAACTGTTATCCCGCCCTTCTCAGCCGCATCTGCGTCGTCGTCGTCATCCGCGGCAATGCCTACTATCGCAGCGAGAGAGTATCTTTTGGCGTATGTGGTTGCGCTGCCCATTTCCTGCGGTTTGCCAGAGGACGGAAGCGGATACTCTGATCGCAGAACTTGGCCAGACGTGTGCAGCAGCATGGTGGCCAGGATCAAACCGCCGTCGCGTATCTCTATGGTTTGAGTCCAGCCAATGCCATTGTCGGACAGCGGCTTTCTGATCGCGTCAATGATGGACGCGAGATCGGCGTACTTGTACGAACGTCCGCTGAAGTTCACGATCTTGTTGAACTTTGCCGGCTGCATTGCGCCTTGCGCCTTGGTAAGGGCCGCAGCAAGTTCGTTTAGGTTCTCAGTCTGCATGGTTATTCCTTGTTGGTGGGACGGAAAAACTCTCCGTGTAATTGCTTGGCTGTCGCCACATAGGCAGCGTGGGCTTCGTCTGCGCTATTGAACGGCCCGAGGCGTTTGTGAACATCGCGAGAGCGAACAGCCGAATACCAATACTTGTCGCGTTTGCTGTAGTAAGCGCCCTTTATTCCTGATGCCCCGTCCCTGTGGCGCGGAACGTTTGCCGCGTTCTGCGCTCTAGTGGCAGTCCGCAAGTTTATTATTCTATTGTCTGAGCGGATGCCGTTGATGTGGTCAATTTCCAATGCTGGAAAATGCCCGTGCATCGCGTACCATGCGAGGCGGTGCGCGTAGCAAAGTTTGCCGCCAGCGTAGATAGTCCAATACCCGAGGGCACTAAGACCACCGGCAATGGCTCCAGCGGCCCTCGGCCCGCGCCTTACGAGCCAATAAAAATTTCCGGTTTCTGGTTCGTATCGAAGATATTCAAGGGGGTTCATATGGTCCCCCGAACCGAAAGGTGGCCAACCTTGTTGCGCTTGATCTCTACGCCGGCCCCGTAGCATCGCGCAGCATCGGCGGGGACCAACGCCTTTAGTTCTTTTTCACTAGCTTCGCAGTCCTTCTTGGCTTGTATGGTGCTGAGCCAAGTCGCCGCCTGTGCAGTCCAAGAATTTAAGCCCGACATATCAACCGTTTTGACGGGCGCCGGGGTTGCGATCTTCTCAACGAAGCCACCCGGCGGCGTTAAACTGAGGACGCAGTCCCAGAACGCATCAAGGCGTTCCCACACCTCGGCCTCGTAGTCGGCCGTCCAAGTGACGGGACACTCGACAGGCTCGGAGCCGCCATGAACGATCAACAGGCTCGCGTTCTCTGCGCCAACGCAGTCTCGTTGGACTATGACTTGCGGCGTGTAGTAAGCGATCACCTCTTCCATCCGGCGCCACTGCCCGACGACCTTGGCGTCGAGGACCGTCTTGTCAGTCTCGCGGTAGCCGTCGAGCGTGCAGCCGAGCCAGGGGCGGTGCGGGTGAGGCACCCACTCGCCGCGGCGCGTAAGCGGGCCATGCTTTCGCTCGTGCCAGTCCAGAACCATAGGTTCAAGATAACGCCCGAGCTGGACGGGCCAATTGTTATCGAAGTTCGGCGGCTCGTAGGCCGGATCGCCAGTGAGGCGCTGCCACTCTTGCAGGATCTGATCGGACTTGCCGGCCATGAGGGCGGGCAGAAAACTTGCGCCAACTCGCGTGTCGCGAAGCGGGCTGAGTGGGGTTGCGTCGAGCATTATATTTCCGATGGTGTTAGTTGTTGCGCAAAGTGATAGATCGGCTTCTCGGTTCCGCCACCAAACTCGGACACCAATGGAAAGACGCGTTCCAGCCTCGCGTATAGTTCCTCGCCATGATCGGTGTGAAACCTGTCGAGCAGCTTGCCGAGCGTTTCGACGGTTTCGGCGATAGTTCCGGCGTCGTCGGCGGCTTGTTGAAGGTTCTTCATGTTCATGGCTGCCCCAATATTGCTGCCCACAAGAGCAGGGTTGCGAGGAACAGCGTCATGACGACGCCTTCAAGCAACAGCGCAGCGGTTTCGTCTCGGTAGCTCATGACCGGCACTCTTCGCAGAGGAACGTATCGACGCCGCAAAATGTTGTGAGGCCCATTGCGCTGCGTGGAAATTTCTCGTCGCAGCAGTCGCATTGGCAGTCTGCGTTTTCCTCCGCATCAGCAGCGTCCGCTGCCGCGTCCAGTGCGGACTGTGTCTGGTCGTAAAGCTTGTCGAGCAACTCGCCAGTGACTTCTGCGGTGGCGACTTCACCGCGCTCGCGGTTGTTGAACGCGGCGAAGGCAAGCTGCGTCCGAATGCCAAGCCAGTCCTGCACCGACAGCTTGACACTCAGCGGGCTGTCGTATGTGACGGGAGCCATTGCTCAGCCCTCCACAACGCGGGTGGCGGCCTTGCGAACCAGCTCAGAGCGGCGGCTCTTGGTGTACTTCCACTCGCCGGTCTTGCGGTCACGCTTAACCTGTTCGCCCTTCCAGCAGTGCGCCAGCTCAGGGGAGACGTTCTCGAAGACTTCGTAGAAGCGGTTGTCTGAGGTTTCGATGATCATGTCCGTCCTCGTTGTTCGTGAGGACAATGAAAGCATAGCTTTAGTCTTGGCGCAAGCCTAAAACAAAGTATTGCTTTATATTTTGTGGAAATTGAAAAGCCTAGATAATGCGGGACTTTAGCGGCCTAGCGGCGGGCGCGGATGCCGGTGACCCTGGCGGCCCATTCGATCTTGACGTCCTTGATCGGGCGCACTTGCTCGTCGTTTGACAGCAAATGCAGGGCTTTTCCGACCCTGACGACCTTCTTGATGAGGATGCGACCGTCCTCCAGCCCCACGACACAGAGCTGGTTCAGCAGGTCGTCGGTAAATGGGCGCCGAACGTCGTCGTAGATGGCATACCAGCGGTCAAATACCTTGCCGAGCGACTTGCCGCGAATTTCGACGGCGACCGCATGGGCCGGATCGAGGTCCGAGGCGTGGATATGGTCGAGTTCGCCGGCCGGGTAGAACGTGGTTTCGCCGCCGGCACTGACATAGCCAACCACGCGCAATTCCTTGCTGTGTCCGGGCTCGGCCTGATCGGTCTCGCTTTCGAGCAGCCAGTCGGTGGTGGTGTCGAGCAGGACAGCCAGGGAGCCTACCCGATCAACGTCCGGCCGATCGGTGCCGCGTTCCCAGCCTGAGATGGCCTGCGACGATATCCCAAAATAGTCGCCAATATCCTTCTGCGTCAGGCCTTTGGCGCGACGCGCTTTCAAAAGCCTGTCTTTGAACGCCATCCACACAGGATAAAGACCAGCTTTATTTTGATAAACAAAGCCATACTTGCATTTTGCTGTCAAGTATGGCTTGGATATGCGCCATGAAAAACCGTGATAGGGCGCTTGAGCGCGCCATTAAAAAGCTCGGCACTGCGTCGGCGTTAGCGGCGCGTGTGGGCATCACCAACCAGGCAATTTCGCAGTGGCGGCGGGTGCCGTACTTGCGGGTGCTTGAGGTTGAGCGCGCCACCGGCATCCACCGCACCGAGCTTCGCCCAGATATTTACCCGCCGGAACTTGAGCGCGGTGTCGCATGACAGATCAACTGCCTGCGGCATACAGCGCCGCGCAGAAGGCACTCGCCCGTGCCGTCAAGATCGAGCAGGCCGCGCATGTTGCGGGCGTTGCCGAGAAGATGGAGGCGTTGGCGATCAGGGCCAAGGATGCGTTGCTGTCTGGTGATGCAGCCGAACTCAAGGTCCGCGCGACTCGCAAGGTTGGTGTGCTGATCAAGAACGAGAAGGCGGCGGGCACGCTGGCGAAGCCAACTGGAGGACACAGACCTAGAGGGCAAAGGGTTTTGAAAAACCCGTTGTCCCTCGACTCTCGCGGCGTAGACAAGAACCTCGCCCACCGCGCGCGCAGCCTTGAGGCAATGCCGGAAGATTCGTTTGAGCTTCAGGTTACTAGGATCAGGCGGTTGGCGGCGGCGGCGGCGGAAGGCGACCGCGAGGTTGTGCTGGCGGCCAAGGCCGAGCGGCACGCCAAGGCGCGCGCGCGGCGAGCTGAGCGCGAGACTGCAGTCGCCGACAAGATCGCGGCACTGCCGGATAAACGCTATGGCGTGATCTACGCTGACCCGGAATGGAAGTTCGAGACCTACAGCGCCAAGGGTAAGCTCGAGACATCGGCGGAAAATAGCTACACGACCAGCACGCTCGATGAGATCAAGGCGCGCGACGTGTCGTCGATCAGCGCCAAGGACTGCGTGCTGTTCCTGTGGGCCACGGTGCCGATGCTGCCGCAGGCGATCGAGGTGATGGCGGCGTGGGGCTTCGAATACAAGTCGCATGCGATCTGGAAAAAGGACAGAGGCGGCACGGGCTACTGGTTCATCAACTGGCATGAAATTCTGTTGGTAGGTACGCGCGGCAGCATCCCGGCGCCGGCGCAGGGTCTTCAGTGGGGGTCAGTGATCGATGCCCCACGTGGGCGGCACAGCGAGAAGCCAAAAGCGTTCCATCATCTCATCGAGGACTACTTCCCCAACATTCCGAAGATCGAATTGAACGCGCGCGCCAAGCGCGACGGTTGGGACAACTGGGGTTTTGAGGCACCGTCTGAGGCTGCGGAATGAATGACCCAGCCTATGAGAAATATCGAACAGCCAAGATCGAGAGTGGCAAGGTTTATCAGGACTTTGTCGTTGATGCCTGCTGGAATCTGCTCGGACTGGCGATCGTTCAATATTCCAGCCGGGTCTACCAGCAAACCATTGGTGAAAGTAAAACCGGCGCCGAGATCAAGCACGACGAGAAATTTTCACACACCGGCAACCTCTGGATCGAGATCGAGGAAAAAGCCCGGCCGCGCCCCGGTCCTTATGCGGCCGCCGGCATCTATCGCAACGACAATACCTGGCTGTATATCATTGGCAATTACGATCACGTTTTCATTTTTCAAAAGACATTGCTGCAGATATTGCACCGCTCGGGCAAGTGCCGGGTGATCGAAAACAATACGCAGACATCGCGTGGATTCCTGTTGACCGAGGCTAACGCGATCAAATGGGCGGCAGCGGTCCTGCACCCACTCGCGTCGGAGCGGATCAGCAAGGTGATCGGCGATATGTCGAAGCTCGGGCGCGAGCTGCACGAAGCTACCAAACGGAACCTCGATCAGCTCGATCTGTTCGCCCATCAAGAGCCAAGGGCGGATGAACGCCCATGAGCGGCCCCGCCCAACGAAATGCTGCCCTGGTACCGCGTCAAGCATCGGCCGGCCCGGCACTTGTGGCGTCCGGGCCGAAACGCCGGCATGCGGAAGACGACTTGCAGCGCGCTGTGGTGCTGCACCTGCGGGCCAGAGGCGTCCCTGGGTTAGTTTTTTTCCACGTCCCCAACGGCATGAGGCTGGGCGGCAAAACTAACGCACGTGGCGTGCCCCTACAGGCATTACGGGCCAAGGGCCTCGGCGTTCAGCCGGGCGTATCGGACCTGATCCTGCTGCACCGCGGCAGGTTTTTTGCGCTGGAGCTGAAGGCGCCAGGCGGACGGCCGACTGAAGCGCAGATGGAGTTCGCGAGCAACGTCAAATTTGCCGGCGGCAGTAGCTGCATAGCGTCCGGCCTCGACGCAGCGTTGCTGGTGCTGGAGCGTTGGGGACTGCTGCGTGGGGAGGTGGGGTGAGCCATGGCCTTTGAGATCGACATCAAGAAACGGACGTCCGGACGCATCGACATGCTGCATGAGGGCCGGATCGTCGTGCAAGTCGTTCCCGACAAAACCTATCCAGGCATGTACCGCGTTCTGGCGAACAATGAACTGTCCGACACGGTGAACCTCTCGCGCGCGACAGACGCCGCGCGAATGTTGGCGCAGTCCATACTCAATAGAAACGGCACAGCAGCCGAATAAGCCACGGCTGGTGAGTTATTTGTAAAAACCCGTGCGTGAGTAGCCGCCCCCCCCTAATTTTAACCGGCCAACCTCAATGCACGACTCCACAAGCTTTGACTGGAACGCAGACGCGCTCGCCACGCTGAAGGAACTGCTCGCCGCTGGGCGCACGTCCCGCGAGATCGCGCAAGCTCTCGGCGTCACCCGTAATGCCGTGATCGGCAAGTCGCGCCGCATTGGCCTGAACTGGGCCGCCCGGAAGGGCAAGCCACCCAAGCCGCCATTGCGCCGCCCCCGCAAGCGCAAGCCGCTGCCGTTCATGGCACGCCGCGCCAAGCCCAAGCCGTCAGGCCCGGTGCATTTCCGCGACCTCGAAGCCCACCACTGCCGCTGGATACCGGGCGAGCCCAGCACGCAACTGTACTGCGGTGCCGAGCGCGTCGAAGGCTCGTCGTATTGCGGCACACACACCCGCGCCGCTTATGCACACCCCCCTGCCAAGCTGAGGCAACAATGGGCACGCTGAGATGGTACAAGCGCGATCCGCGGGCGGCGCTCATTGGCATGCAGGGCATGACCAACGAGGAAGTTGGCGCATACAACCGTATTCTAGACTTGATCTATATCCACGACGGCGCGCTGGGCGATGATGCCGACTACATTTGCCATGCACTCAAATGCAACATTAGAACCTGGCGGCGGCTTAAGGCGCGACTGCTCGACCTCGGCAAAGTTTATGTCCACAACGGATGTCTGCGCAACGAGCGCGCCGACGACGAAGTCGCAAACGCCCAAAGTTTGCTGAAACTTTCGATCGAAAGTGCCAATAAAAGGTGGGCCACCTACAATGAAATCAAGCGCTTAACGAATGGGTACCCAATGCTACCTACACCTACAAAGAAGAATTACTTAAGCGCAAGGATCGTGCCAATGGCCAAGGGGACAACCGACAAGAAATAAGGATAGCGAGGATAAGTCATGGACAACGAACCAACACTGGACAACCCTGCGCTTCTCGACCGTCGTCGAATATGCGGACGGCAGCGAGCAGTATCTGTGCCGCTTGGTCAGCGTCAGTATGGCGGTTGTGATCTTCAAAGATGCGGTCGAAACGGCGAAGCGCGTGCCGCACATCATGACCAGGGTGCTCATCACCGATGGCGGCGATGAGGTCGCAAAGGAATGGCCGGATGGCTCGTCGAGCTAAGCGATGGAATGAGATACTGGAGATCGAGCGGCTGCGCGCCGAGATCGAACGGATGCGCGCTGACGCTGAGAAGATTGCGAATACCTCTCTCCATCAACGCGCTGATCTGATGGCCGAGAACGAACGGCTGACGCTGGAGAACTGGCAACTGAAAGGCGCGCTCGGATATGCGGTGCCGGGCCACATCCCCGAAGGCGATTTCAAGTGCGGGCTGTGCGATGCCAACGCCAAAGGATATTTCACGTGAAACTTAGCGAGCGAACGCGTACTATCGCGCGGGCGAGGCACACCATGGCCGGCGGCAAAACAATTCCGATCATCGACAGCGCCGTCGAAGCCGGCGACCAAGCCCTGCGCGAGGAATTTGCCGCCATGATCAACGCCATCGACGCCCATATCGCACTGCTCGAGCACAAGCTCGATCTCAAGATCGCTGAGTTGATCGCAAAACGAGACGAGGAGGAGGGGGCAGCCCCTTAGCTAAATGGCTAAAATGCCAGCAGATTTGCGGTCTTTATGCCGATCCTACACAGATACGACAGTCAGGATGGTGGCCGGCATTGCCAAGGACGGCACCAGCGAGACGGCAAGGCTCACGGCAGCCCACATGCTGTGGGAACGCGGCTGGGGCAAGCCGCAACAGGACAACACCCTCGAGATCAAAGGCGAGATCAAAGTTGTGCTGCGCAAAATGCTCGAGGACGACGGTGAAGACGAAAACAAATTTCGAGCGGATACAACGCGAACGAGCCGATAAATGAACGCGCCGCTCGGCAAAACCTACCTGCCGCACCAGGGCTGGGAGCCGAGGCAACACCAGAAGAAGCTTTGGCGCTATCTGATGCGCGGCGGCAAGCGCGCGGTGGCCGTCTGGCACAGGCGCGCCGGCAAGGACGAGATCTGCCTGCACGCGACGGCAATGGCGATGATGGAGCGCCCGGCCAACTACTGGCACATGCTGCCAACCTACACGACGGCCCGCAAGGCGGTGTGGGACGCCGTTAACCCGCACAGTGGCCGCAGGCGCATTGACGAGTGTTTTCCACAGGCACTGAGATCAAACACCAGGGAAGATCTCATGCAAGTCCGCTTTCACAACGGCAGCACCTGGCAGGTTGTCGGCAGCGATGCAGTGACGAGCGGCTCGGGCATTGGCTCGTCGGTTGCCGGGATCGTTTTCTCAGAATATGCGCTCGCCAACCCGGCGGCCTGGGCCTACTACCGCCCGATCATTGAAGAGAACGGTGGCTGGGCGGCGTTCATCAGCACGCCGCGGGGCCGCAACCATTTCCTGCAGCTCTACGAACACGCCAAGCGGACAGACGGCTGGTTTGCCGAGTTGTTAACAGCCAGGGATACCGGCGCACTCACCGAGCAGGCGCTCGACGAGGCCCAGAAGGAACTGAACGCGCTCTATGGCGCCGATCACGGGCGCATGATGTACGAGCAGGAAATGCTGTGTTCGTTCACGGCGGGCGTGCTGGGCTCGTTCTACGCACTGGAGATGGCCGCGGTGCGATCGGAGGGCCGCGTCGACGAGATCGAGGCGTTGCCAGATCAATTTGTCCACAGGGCCTGGGACCTGGGGGTAACTGACGACACCAGCATCTGGTGGTTTCAAATTGTTGGCGCCCAGGTGTTCGTGTTGGACTGCTACTCGGCGAGCGGCGTTGGCGTCGAGCATTACGCCGAGGAGATCAAGAAGCGGGAGCACCAGCATGGCTGGCGGCATGGTACTGACTTTGTCCCGCATGATGCCAAGATCAAAGAGTGGGGGAGCGGCAGGACACGCGTCGAAACCATGCAGGCTCTTGGCCTTAAGCCGTTCTTGGTGCCTATGGCTTCTATTGCTGACGGGATCAACGCGGTGCGGCGCACGTTGCCGCTGTGCGTGTTTCACCCGCGCACAGAGGAAGCGGGGATCGCGGCGCTCGAACAATACCGGCGCGAGTGGGACGACGAGAAGAAGGCGTTTCGGGCAACGCACGTCCATGACTGGACGAGCCACCCGGCTGACGCCTTTAGATATCTTTCGCTGGCGTGGCGGCATATCCCGCGGCAGCCAATTGAGACTAAGATCGAGCCAGGCTCGTGGATCATCCCGCCACCGACAGACGAGCGCGACATGAAGGGGCTGCGGCTGTGACGTTGTCCGAGCAGATCGAGGCCAACAAGCTGACGATCGCGGAGCTTGAGGCGGTTGTGAGTATACTGGACGAGGTGGTGAGTATTGGTATTCCTGACGACGCGCCGTTGTCTGGGGCTTTGAAGGCCGCGACGGCAAAGATGCACTGGCACATTGCCGCGTCTCGCAACGAGGTGGAGTACTCATGAAGAAGCGCGTATCGAAGCGCCGCTGGAAGGCTCGAGCCGCTGCCGGGCGCGAACTGCCGCTGACGGCGATCATCGGGTACGATCTGGCGCGCTGGTTTAAGTTCGTGCAGGCTAGTCCGCTCCGAGAGGTTTATCGGGTGCAGCAATGACACCGGCACAGCGCAAGTACGACATTGATCTCGTTGCCTCGATGCGGCGCATGGCGCAGCGGATCGAGCCGCGCAGCCGTCAGCTATCGGATGCCCTGAAGCTCGCAGCTACGCGCATTGATGCGCTGAGTTCAGCGGCGCCGGTTGAGCCGGAACCTAAACTAGCGCAAGATGGCCAGCTAACTCACCAGCCCGCGTCAAACAAGCCGGATCAAGCGCACGCTTGAACCGGTGAGGGGTTATGGCAGACGAAGACAGAAGCCTGGAGCCGGCTGAAGAAGAGCTGGCGCCGACAGGCGCCGACGAGCGCGCGGGCGATCAAGAATACAACCCGGCCATGGAGCCTGAGAGCGCCAAGGCATGGATCAACATGCTGCAAGAGTCCGAGAAGGCGTTCGAGGAGTGGAACGAGTCTTGCGACAATATCGAGCGCATGTTCGCGAACCTGAGTTTTCTGCGCTCAACGACACGCGATCGGCAGTTCAACCTGTTCTGGGCCAACTTAGAGATATTGAAGCCGAGCATTTACGCCAAGCCGCCAGTCCCCGTGGTGGTGCCCAAGTTCAAGGATAGGAGGCCGTTGTACCAAACCACCAGCGAGTTGCTGGAGCGGTGTTCGGTGGTGGCGTTCGATCTGACGCGCATTGACGATCTGCTGAAGCTGGTGCGGGACGATCTGGCGACGACAGGCCGCGGCGTAGCGTGGTGCCGGTACGAGCCGGCCGACGAGGACCGCGAGCAGTCCGAGTACGTCTGCGTCGACTTCAAGGGGCGCAAGGACTTTTTACACAGCCTATCGCGCAACTGGCGCGAGGTGACGTGGGTTGCGGCGGCCTCGTACATGACGCGGGCGCAGGCCAAGTCGCGGTTCAGCAAGTACTCAGGCGACGAGTACCAGCGCGCCGAGTACAAGGTTGACAAGGACGCGCAGGAGATCGGCGGCGCCGACAACCGCGAGCGCGC